CTAGCTACGAACCAAGCACCGCCTTTTTTCTTGGGCCGGACCACTTTAAGGTCTGAAATGTCGATGTCGCGGTCGATTGCTGCCTGAAGCAGGAACGTATCCATAATGAAAATCTTATCATCAAGTGTCATTTTATTTCCTTTTGGTTGGTTGAATTACCTTTTTATAATCTGTCAGAGTATGACAGTCAACAAAAAAGATTTAAATTATTATCGTGTCATGCTCTTGAATATCAGAGCCTGACTAATTATATACTGTGTGAGGCAGCGCGGTGTTGCCGGAAACAGGGAGACCAAGAACATGGACAGATACGAAATTGTTGTGCAGCACCTTTATAGCGAGAACACACCAGAGTACGGCATGGGCGACTACCCAGAGATTAAATGGATATGCGTCGATGTGGTCAGCGCAGAGACCGCCCGCAAAGCGCAGAATGTAGCGAAGAAAGCGCGTCCCGGTTTGCGCTTTGGCGGTGGTTTTGGTGCCCGCTGCATTAAGATAGAGGAGGGCAGTTAAATGACCAAGGACCTCGAACTCAACAACATCAGAGTGGCGCTGAAGTTGCACAAACCTGGCAGCCTAGACCACGCGAAGCTGATGGCGGATCGCGCAGTCCTAATAAACGAACTGGCGCTGGAGTGCGCTGCCGAATATCGCAGAATTGCGAACCGGCAAGATCGGATGGATGATACCCGGCAAAGGTGGGACGCTACCAGATCAACGTGGGACGTGTACGTCGCCAAGAATCGGAGGGCCGCAAAATGAAGACACTTTTACCACACCAGATTGAAGACGCGCAGTTTCTCGCTGCGCGTCCCTTCGCGGGGAACTTCTCAGGTATGGGCAGCGGGAAGACGCTGACCGCCCTAGAGGCTTTTCGCCTCGTCCGTGGTCTGGTCACCGATCAAGTTATTATCGTCGGCCCGCCAATCTCGCTGCGTATGTGGCAGTCGGAATTTGAGGACTTTTTCCAAGGGGACACCGCCCAGATTGTGAAGACGGGTAAGACCAAAATTGACGGCGCAGCCACTGCGTTGATTATGTCGTATGAGATCGCCACGCGGCGCGCATCTGAGTTGAGCACGTTGGGGGCTCGCGCCCTCATCCTGGACGAGGCGCACGCGTGCAAAAGTGTTAAAGCAAAACGAACTATCGCACTGATAGGCGGAGGCGGCCTAGCGAGCAGTGTCAATCACACATGGTTTTTGACCGGAACGCCGATCACACGCTGGAATGACGATCTCTATCCATTCCTGTGCCGCGCTGATTTATCCGGCATGAAGGAGCGCTGCGGCGGCATCACTACCGACCGATTTAATCTGCGCTACACGGTCGTCCAGTTACGCAGATTTCCCGGCGCGCGCTACCCCACCAAAATGACGGTCGGATCTCGAAACACCGACGAACTGTACAGATGGATTTTTGAGGACAACCTCGCCGTCCGTCGCGAGCTGGCCGACGTTTGGGCAGCCATGCCTCCATTGACGACGACCCGGTTGCAGGTCGGCCTCAGTATGGACGACGAACTGCGCGAGATCCTCGCCGGGTTCACGACCGTCCGCCAGATCGAGGAGGCGGTCTCCAGTAACGACGAGCACATCGCCACCGCGCGACGCAAGATAGGCGAAGGCAAGGTGCTGTCCGCCGCCGCCGAGATCCGCGAACGCATAGCGATAGGTCAGGGTCCGATACTGGTTGGCGCATGGCACCGCGCAGTCATTGACGCCCTTGCCGACGAGCTTTCTGACCTGCGCGTTGGCGTCCTTGATGGTCGCACGTCAGCAGCCGAGAAAGGTCGCCTGCAAGATTCGTTTAACGCCAAAGAGCTGGATGTCCTGATTGGTCAGATCGCGGCAATGGGCGTTAGCCTAAATCTGCAGCATGGCGGCAACCGCATCGTCGTGGTCGAGGAGGACTGGTCGCCTGCCGTGATGGATCAGTTTTATGCGCGCCTGCACCGCATCGGTCAGACCGAGCACGTCCACATAGATATTCTCGATAGCGCCGATAAGCTATCCCAAGCCGTTCGACGTATCAGCAGTGCGAAGCGAAGCTCGCACGCCACGGCGCTGGGAAGAGCTTGACGACACCTGCAGTGTGGGATATAAGAGATGACAAAGGAGACCGACATGAAAATTAAAGACGCAGTGATGCAGGGACGCTCGGCCATTGAGGCGCGTCACGCTTGGGGCTTCGACCGCAAAGACTATTTAAACAGCTCGGAGGCAGGCGACTGCATACGAAAGATTTGGTACGCAAAACACACGCCGGAGGACGCCGCCGAGCAGGACTGGGGTTTCGCACGTCGAGGCAGCCACGGTGAGAGCTACGTCACTGACAGCCTAGCAGCCAACAATAGCGTCACGCTCGACATGGTAGGCGGCAATCAGCGCAGCCTACAGGACAAGCAGCGTCGTCTGTCCGCCACGCCAGACGGTGTCATTAATATTGACGACGGCGAGTGGGAGGGCCTTGAGATCAAGACGATTGACCCTCGCACCAACCTACGCAATTTGCCAAAGGCCAATCACCTGATCCAGTTCAAGATCGCGATGGCTCTAGTCAATCAAGAGACCGAGTACACCGTCAGTCAAGGCCGCTTGATTTACATGGACGCGTCAAATTTTAACTCTATTACAGAATTTAAAATTGAGGCGGACAACTCGATCCTCGACAGCTACGCCAAGAAGGCCAAGCGCGTCTTCAGCGCGGCCTCCCCGGACAGCTTGGATCGTGAGGGTAAGCGAAACGGCGGGTGCAAATTCTGTTCGTTCACGGAGGTATGTGGCGTCAGCGCGCCAGTACGGGGGCAGGAAAATGCCGGGGGGATGACCGCCGCCGCCCGGCGTTACGTCGACATCAAGGATCAAGTAGACCGGCTCAAGATTGAGCAGGATGGTCTCAAGGAGGATTTAAAATCCGGGCTTGCGACGCTCGGTAAATCTACAGCTATTGCCGGTGACATCGAGGTATCGATCAAGCAGGCCAAGGGACGTGCCAGCCTTAATCGCAAGGCTGTCACTGCAGCGGGGATAGATCTATCCCCATTTGAAACGGTCGGCGCTCCTTCTGAGCGCCTCTCCGTCCAGCGGAAGCTGGGATAACAAACTAGGAAAGTTAAAATTATGAAGAATGATCTAGCAACATTTATAGCAGGAAATAGTCTACCAGTGCTGAGTGATGAGGCCCTCGCGGACGCCATCACTAAGGCGCAGACAGCGAGCGGTGACGTGGTGCGGGACAATACCGCGACGCAGTTCCTATCGTTCAGTGGGAAGACGGGGGTGTACGCGCTGGGTAAGGACCGCGCCAATATGGACCCAGAGAAGGTCTACCTTATCGAGCCGATGTCCTTCAGTGACGGGTGGATATGCTGGAAGTCCAGCAAGCCCGTCGACAGGATGGAGTGGAGCTTTATGACGCCAGACGCCGCCGTGTACGAGGCGGACTTGCCAGACCACGGACCTTACAATTCGGGGACCGGAGAAGGATGGTCCGCGACACGGGGGTTGGGGTGCATCAGCCTCGACGACAGCGCGACGCAAATTAAATTCTCGACCAGCGCCGTGTCCGCTAAGAACGCCGTCAATGATTTACTGAACGAGATCAAGGATCGCAGCGCGCGCAAGGAGGCGCAGATCCCTGTGATCCACTTTGAGCGTGAGCAGTTCGAGGCGCAAGGCAATAAGAACTTCAAGCCGAAGTTCGCCGTCGAGGCGTGGGTAACGCGATCTAGCGCAACTGCGTATGTAGATGGGGACCTGAGTCTCGAAGATCTGCTCAGTGGCGTCTCCAGCAAGAAATAGGAAAGGACCCCGGTGTAGAGTTACACCGGGGCACTCCGATGAATTTAATCACCACAAAAACTGCACTCGCCGACTACCTCTCTCTCGTCAACGACGGGATGTGCGCGCTGGATTTTGAGACCACGTCGCTGCGACCGGAAGATGGCAAGGTCCGCCTCGTGTCCTTATACAACGGGGCGCATGGTGCGCTCGTTGACTTCGACCCCATACCCGGCGGTTTCGCCGCTTGCGCGTCGATGTTCCAGCGCGGCGAGTGGATCGTGTTTAACGCCGGGTTTGAACTGCGCTGGTTTATTGCCGCCGGATCTCCCGGCGTGGCGTGCAAAGACGTCGGATACCTGCGTCGCGCTATCCTGGGGGGCGGACAGTACGCGCTGAAGCAGCTCATTTCCTGGGATCTCGGTCGCGAGATGGACAAGACTGAGCAAGCAAGCGACTGGGCAGACCCCGACCTGACAGATAGCCAGCTTGAGTACGCCTACAACGATGCCGTCGAAACCTGGGATCTGTTCCAGCACTGGTATGGTAGAGCCGACCAAGATCACCTCCTGGCGTGGCAAATGTTTGACGACATGGTGCCCGCCGTTATCGAGATGGAGGAGGCGGGGATGCTGCTGGATACCCACCGCCACGACCGATTGATTGGAGAATGGACGCGCATCCAGAATTCTAAACTCGCCGCCATAAACGATATTGTGACTGCGCAAGATGTCGCAAACGTGCGCAGCGACAGCCAGTGGTCAGATTACCTCGCACGCTTACTGGACGATAATGTCATTGCCTCGTGGCCGCGCACGGAGAAGACAGGGCAGCTGTCGATGAAGGGAGAGGTGCTGCGGAACGCCGCCGCGCAATTTGACGTGGCGTATCCTGGCAACCCGCTGACCACGCTGCTCGACTCGCTGGCCGATTTCAAAAAGGTATCCAAATACCTTTCAAGTTTTGGCGCTAGTCTGCTACAAAAAGCGCACGCCTCTCCCGACAAGCGCGTTCGCGCACGATTTAACATCGCCGCCGCAAAGACCGGCAGGTTCTCGTGCGCAGGTCCTAATTTGCAGCAGATCCCGCGTGACAACGAGCTTCTGGGGGAGGCGACCAGCGTCCGCTCGTCGTTCGTGGCGGCAGAAGGCCGCCGCCTCGTCAGCTTTGACTATTCGGGTATTGAGCTACGCGTGCTGGCGCTCCTGGCGGAAGACGACCAACTCCTTACCGATATGGTGGAGGGCGACGTGCACTCTGAGGTTGCCGCCGTCATCGCCGGTCACCCCATCGACAAATCTACCCCGGAGGGCAAGAAGGCGCGCACCGCCGCCAAGGGCGTGTCCTTCGGTATTATCTATGGAAGCGGTGCTTCCGGGCTTGCAGTAAATATGCGCACGACGGTCGAGAAGGCCGAGGAGTATATCGATTTCTGGGCCACGCGATATAGCAACGCCTTTAATTATCGGCACCTGATGCTGGCCGAGGCCACCAAGACGCGACGTATCCGATGCGTGGACGGAGGAACGATCTATATGGGAAAAAAGCCGGAGCTGCCACAATGCGCCAACTACCCCGTGCAACGAGCCGCCCTCTCGGTGATGGCGCGCGCTTTAATCCGCCACAAGGATACGCTCGACGCCTGCAGGCTGCGCGGTGAGCAAGCACACACAAAAATAATTTCGACGATCCACGATGCAATCATCGACGAGACACTGCTGGCAGATGCCAGTAGCTGCCTGTCCCTGATGGAGCAGGATATGACCGACGCCTACCTTGATATTTTCCCAGAGGCCCCAACAGAGAGGTTAGTTGAGGGTGGGGTTGGTACAAGCTGGGCCAACCTATAATTACCATTTTTTAAAGGAGCTACCCACATGG